CCACACCAGGAGACGTTGGCGAGTGGAAAGATAAACTCGTTGCAAGAAATCCTTCATGGAACTCGGTATTGGAAAAAGTCAGCAAAGCACCTGGGTCACGAGTAAAGAAAATTTAAACCGTGATATAATATAAATAATATTATGCTATTCCAACCAGGTTTATGACTAGACCTTATACAAAACATCCAGAAATAAAAATAGGAGATAAGTTTCATTATCTTGAAGTTATATCTCCACCTTTTTATGAAACATATCCTAGTGGTAGAAAAAGAAAAAAGGTTTTATGTAAATGTATTTGTGGAACAGAAAAGATTTTTTTATACGATAGTTTTGTATGTAAAAATGAATTAGACAGGGCAAAAAGTTGTGGTTGTATTCATATCTACAGAAATAACTTTAATGCACAAAAAAGAAGAAAACCAGAAAGTGTTTATAGGTACATTTACGAACAATATCAATCTGGAGCTAAAACACGAAATATAGATTTTAATTTATCAAAAGAAGAACATCTTGAAATTATTAAAAAAAACTGCTATTATTGTGGTTCGGAACCAGAATTAAAACAACCTCATAGGGGTAAAGGAAAATATGTGGGAATTCCAGTTCCTTATAATGGAATTGATAGAATAGATAGTAATGTTGGATATGAAGTTGACAACTGTGTATCTTGTTGTACTAGATGTAATTATATGAAAAGTGATATGGATGTATCCTTATTCACCGAACATATTTTAAAAATCGCAAATCATTTACAAAAAATCTAATGGCAACCAGAAAAAGAAAGAGCGAATCTCCAATTGGTATTGGCATGACTGCCAAGCAATTGAGAAGAAAAAAACCACTTAATAGTGATTTCCTTGTTGATATTGAACCATTAACAGATAATCAACAAAAATTATTTGATTCTTATACTCAAGGAAAACATATAGTTGCCTATGGTTGTGCTGGAACAGGTAAGACATTTATCACACTTTACAACGCACTTTGTGATGTTCTTGATGAAAGAACTCCATATGAGAAGGTTTACATTGTCCGTTCATTAGTTGCTACCAGAGAAATTGGATTTCTTCCTGGTTCTCATGATGATAAGGCAGATATTTACCAGATTCCTTATAAGAATATGGTGAAGTATATGTTCCAGATGCCTTCTGATGCAGATTTTGAAATGCTTTATGGCAATCTTAAGGCACAGGAAACTATTAAGTTTTGGTCAACTTCATTTCTTCGCGGAACCACACTTGATAATGCTATTGTAATTGTTGATGAATTCCAAAACTTGAATTTTCATGAATTAGATAGTATAATTACACGTGTTGGTGAAAATACCAAAATTTGTTTTTGTGGAGATGCGACTCAGTCAGATCTTATAAAAACAAATGAACGTAATGGTATTATTGATTTTATGAAAATCTTAAGATCAATGCCATCTATAGATCTTATTGAATTCGGTGTTGACGACATCGTTCGCTCAGGATTTGTTAAGGAGTATATTATTGCTAAAATAGAATCAGGTTTTTAATGTTTACACATGTTGATTTAAATCTCCCTCAACTTGAGAGGGAGACCATTGATGGAGTTCGTTATTATAAGGTTCCAGATGAAGATCAACTTCTGAAACTTGTATCGATTACTTCTGTTACGAGTCACATTAATCGTGAAATCTTCAATAACTGGCGCAAAAAGATTGGTGAGGATGAAGCGCAAAAGATTACTAAAGCGGCTACTTCTCGCGGCACAGACATGCATTCTCTTGTGGAGAATTATCTTGACAATAAAGACTTGCCGTCTGTTGCGCCGATTGCGGATTTTCTTTTTAAGATCTCGAAAACGGACTTAAAGCGTATAAATAATATTTACGCCCTAGAAGGGTCCCTATATAGTAAGCAACTAGGTATTGCTGGGACTGTTGACTGTATCGCTGAATATGACGGTGAGTTAGCAATAATCGACTTTAAGACTTCTAAAAAACCAAAACCACGAGAGTGGATCGAACATTATTTTGTTCAATGTATGGCTTACGGTTGTATGCTATACGAACTGACTGGTATTTCAGTTAAAAAACTTGTAATCATCATGGCTTGTGAAAATGGAGAATGCGTCGTCTATGAAGAAAGAGACAAATCAAAGTACATCAAACTACTCAGCAAATATATTAGAGAATTTGTTAGAGATAAACTTAACGCCTATGGAACCAAATAAAGAACTAGAACAGGCAATAGAAAATAAGTTTTTAACTCCCTCAAAGTTTGCTTTGGAGATTGAAAAGATTGTTGCGGAAGAAAAATTTAATTACATCGATGCTATTGTTCACTATTGTGAAATTAATAGTCTTGAGGTAGAATCTGTTACTAAACTTATTTCAAAACCACTAAAAGAAAGATTAAAGTGGGACGCTACTCGTCTTAACTTTATGAAAAAAACTTCGAGAGCAAAACTTCCGCTATGAGTCCTTTTGAGACATATCAAACTTATCTCTCTATGAAAAGTCATTTTACTAATAGTAAATATGACTTTTTTAAGTATGGAGGCAAATCTAGAGCAACAATGACTTCTTTTAATCGACGCAAAGATAAATATTTTTTCGAAAAAGCAAGTCGCAAGTATTCTGATAAGGAAATTGTAGACTTTTTTGTGTCAAACTTTGTATCAGCAGACAACCCACAGAACTTATGGATTGGAGAAATTATCAATTCTGGCGAAAGGACCTACGCAGACTGGATGCGCCGCCAACAGAGTTTGACCTACTTATTCAAAGAACAAAGCAACGAATTGTTCTCGGAAATCAAATTAAACGATGCTTTGAGTTGTTCCAAAGGGCATCCACTAGTTCTAAAAAAGTTCCTGAGTGGGAAGATTAGCCTAGAAACCCTAATCATCTATGATAAAATATTCCTGTTTGGGAAGAAGTTTGATAAGAAACTTTTAGATCCAGTGTGGGAGACCGTATCTTTAAAAATTAAAAAATACACACCCTTTCTAAATATTGACGTATTCCAGTTTAAACGCATTTTACGGGAAATCATAGATGAGTAGCTTTTTCGATTCCGATATTATTCAGGATGAACTGAAAGAAATTAATAAGTTACAAGAGGAGATTTACGGAAGTATTCTCACTTTTGGTATGATGGACCGTGATACTAAGTTGGAACACATTGAGAAATTGCAAATGTTGCTCGAAAAGCAACGTGTAATGTATACACGTTTGTCTCTTTCTGAAGACCCAAAAGCGGTTGAAATGAAAGAGAACCTACGCAAGTCAGTTGCCCTGATGGGATTCCCACCAGAAACTGATATGAGTATATTATTTGGTAGTATGACTAAAACTATTCAATCCCTCAAAGACTACATTGACAGTTGAGGGAATCCCTGCTATACTATCTGAGTAATCCAACGAATCCAATTTATCCGATGGCATCCAAACTTGAAATGTCAATGTCTGATGTTGAGGCAAAATATCCTCAATTTAAATCAGATAGATTGAAATATGAAAAACGAGTAATCCTAGAGTCTTTGCAGTGGAGAGTCGATAATCCCACTGCAAAAAATCTCAGTGTTAGGAAAAAAAGTATTAAGACTTATTTTTCTTATCTTGATGATGAAGCAGTACGAACTGTACAATCTGCATTTCGTGCTAAGTTTTATGATCATAAAGAAGACACTGATTATGCAAAGTATTGGAATGAACCTGCTCTTTCTCAAGTTTTTTCAAGTATTGACAAAACTTCAACTTCCATTACAAGAGCACTATTTGATGTAGATACACCAGATGGTTTTGTTGCAAGGAAAGGTTTTATCCCTGCAAAAATTAAAAATACTATTGAAATATATTTTACCGATGATCTGGTTTATAGGGGCAAACTTAAGTCTGAAGACCATTTCTATGTTATAATTGATGCTGTCAGAAATTACTGATTACATCTTCCAAAATCCAATTAATCCGAGGTATCTAAATGGCATTTGCCGATCTCAAAAAACAGTCTAAACTTGGTTCTCTCACCGCAAAACTGGTGAAAGAAGTCGAAAAAATGAATACAAGTGGGTCAGGTTCTTCTGACGAACGTTTCTGGAAACTAGAGTGTGACAAAGCAAACAATGGTTATGCTGTAATTCGTTTCCTCCCTGCTCCTGATGGCGAAGATCTGCCATTTGTGAAGGTTTATAGTCACGCATTCCAAGGCCCTGGTGGTTGGTTAATCGACCAATGCTTGACCACTGTAAATCAGAAATGCCCAGTGTGTGAGCATAACTCTGGTCTCTGGAATAATGGTACTGATTCTGGTAAAGAAGTTGCTCGCAAGCAGAAGCGCAAACTGACTTATGTGAGTAATGTTTACGTTGTGAAAGATCCTGCTAATCCTGATAACGAAGGTAAAGTATTTCTCTTCAAGTATGGTAAGAAAATCTTTGATAAACTTACTGAAGCAATGCAACATGAGTTTGAGGATGAAGAAGCAATCGATCCGTTTGACTTCTGGCAGGGTGCTAACTTCAAACTGAAGGCAAAGAACGTTGCTGGTTATCGTAACTATGATTCCAGTGAGTTTGCTCCTCAGGGTGCTCTTCTGGATGATGATGATGCTCTGGAAGCATTGTGGAAGAAGCAGTATTCTCTTACTGAGTTTGTTTCTCCCGATCAATTCAAGACTTATGAAGAACTGAAAGCACGTCTTCATTCTGTACTTGGTGCTAAGGCATCTGTTCGTCTTGATGAAGAAGTTGAGTCTGAGGAAGAATACAGTCGCGGTTCTACCAAGGAACTTACCGATGACCTTCGTTCTGAACTGAATAATCTTCAACCCACCCGTCGTGCTGCGGTCGTTGAGGAAGATGACGATGATGATACACTTTCCTACTTTGCCCGTTTGGCAGAAGAGTGAAGTCTGATTACTACATTAACCGTGTAAGTAAATCCGAAGCCGCAGAGT